CTCTAGTACCGGTACCTGTAGCTGGATTAGCAACAGTATTTGTAGATTGTACTGTAAGAGTTTCATCTCCACCAGATAATGTGTCACTTGCAGATACTCTAACAGGAGTTGATCCACTAGTTCCACCTGATGTACTTACATACTTAACATAGATTGTAGCTGGTTCTAAATCAGATACTCTTGCTACGGTTTCAAGCACTTCTACAATAATAGAGTTGGATGCTGAAGTAAACTGTGTTCCAATAATACTTGAACTAGGTAATTCGCCAGTTAGTTTAATAAACTCATACTTATTATTAATAGTAGTACCACCTGGATTAACAGCAGCACCTTCTCTAAATAAATGTCTACCCATCCGAGAAATCTCAGACTGAGTAATAGTTTGCAGTTGCGTTAATTCACGGGCTTGTAGGGCACGTCCATTATTAAAGAGAATCCTATGATAGTTATCACTATCAGCAAAGTCGTCTTTATATGTTGACGCAAAAATGTTTTTTGTAAAATCTATTGCCATGTTTTCCTACACCGATTATAATTGAATAACGATTTTAATGTCTTCTGTTTGTTCTGCAACTCTAGTTACTGCAGCTCTATTATCTATATAGAGAATATCACCAGTTAGTGGGTTAAAATCACCCGCACTATCTGTTGCAACAACACCAGCACCGGAACCATCTGTTTCAGATATTGCTTCTGCGCTTTGGAACGAACCAAATCCTGTTGTCTCATTTTGATGATAATATATATTATCTGAATCTATTTTATCTATATAAGCCAAAGCTAGTGAGTCAGCTCCTAGTATAGTTTTATCTGCACTAAATGATGAACTGATGGCTGATAGATTTAATTTGTTTAATGCATTGCCTGTATTACTTGTTAACTTAGCACTTGCATATGTAAGAGGGTTCTTAATAAGAGCAACTTGACGGAAATCATTTCCGATAACAAAGTCACCTGCTTCAGTACCATCTGGTTTTGCATTGAACATAATTGCTCTTGCTCTAAGATCATCTCTCGGATCTGCACCCATACCATCTTTAGTACCAAAGATAGGCCTTACTGTTGCACCAGTACCACTGCCACCTGTTAATGTGACTTCAGCATAAGTATAGCCAGAACCAAATACTAGGGATCCACTTGAGTCTCTAGCATCAACTTTAGATACAGCTCCACCAGATATAGTGACATCAGCTTTAGCCGATGTTCCGTTACCTGAAATAGTAGCTGTTGGTGTTGAAGTGTATCCAGTTCCACCGGCTGTTACTGTATATCCAATAATCTCTCCACCTATTGCTGCATCTTGTATTCCTTTTTGTTCAGAAATAGAAGCTGGTGAATCAGAATCAACCGAGACAATCTTTGTAACAGGAAGGAAGTTAGATGATAAGAATTTATTGGCTGTTAATGCACCAATAGAATATAAGAATTTCCATACATAACCGTCTGCTGTTTTAAATGCATTGGCGCTAGTCCCTGTTGGTTTAACAGTGGAGTTAACACCAGTTCCCGCCGCATTTCTACCTTGCTGTAGACAAATATATACGTGATTCTCATCAGTAAAGACATAGTAAGACGATACTGGATGTCCTTGAATATTATCATTATAAGAAGAATATATTGCACCAGATGACCAATCTGTCCTTGGTACACATAAAGATTTATCTGCAATGCCTTTTACAGATTGTAAACTCAATCCTAAATTACGTTGATCACGCAAGCTATTCTGAGGAGCAGGAGCAGCATCGGTTTCATTCCAAGCCTCTGATCTTCCTATACCAATAAAGTAATTATTAGCTGCACTATCTACATCTTCAATGATGTTTAGTAGTAATTGTTTTTTGAGTTTATCTGTTATAATAGCTGTCATTGTCTATGTCCTTAAGAAGCAACTGTTTTAGAGGCTAAGTGCCAGTTTGCACCATCCCACATCATGAAACCAGCTTCATGTGCCGCAAATGCTACTGTTGATGGGTTACCTGTACCTACTAAGCTTGTTATTGTTACTGTAGCAGTACCTGTTCCTCTATTTACAAAGTATTTAGTCTCACCAGTAATAACTCCATCTGCCATTGTAATAGCAAGTGCTGATGAAGCATTAAAGATTGTAAGAGGAATTGTTAAGTTTACAGCACCGTCGCCTGTCATAAAGTGTTCACGATGCACAACTTTGTTATTGATATTAACAGCACCAGTACCTTTAGATCCAAGTATAAGACTTACATTAGTATCATCTCCGTCAGCTGTAATAGATGGAGCATTACCAGTTGCAGCATTGGCAACTAATACTTGGTTTACTGCACTAGCAGTTGCTGTTACTTTAATTAACTCTGCGCCATTAGTATCATTAATACTAGCGCCAATCTTACCAGTATTGATAAGAGGTGAAGTTAATGTCTTATTAGTTAATGTCTGTGTATGTGCTTGAAATACAAATGTATCACCACCACCTAATAAAGGTAATGTAACAGTTCTATTTGCAGATAATTCACTTGCAGCAAATATGTATTGATGATTAGATGATGTATCATTAATCTTTGGTGTTGTAAGAACAGCTGATGTTAATGTCTTATTGGTTAGTGTCTGTGTTGCACTATTAGAGATTAGTTCAGTACCCGCTGTAGGTAATGCTAATGATATATCAGCAGATGGGTTACCAGCTGTTAATGTTGTTTCGTGATCATCAACGTTAGTGCCTTCAAAAAGAACACCTTGATCTGTTAATGAAACACCAGCACTTAACTCAGCAGAGTCACCACCGAGCAATTGGTACAGCTCAGCAAAGTTTTGGTTAATCTTTAGACCAGCAACACGTAGTGTATCACCGGTTCCGTCATTAGCGGCTGTGCCTCGGGCTATATCTTGTCTTGCCATTTTAATCTCTATCCAAATCTATTATCTTTATTTATAAGGGTTAGGCTGAGTCTGAGTCATACCAAATGTAATTAACTTCGTCGAACGTATCTAATTCTGTAGACATTCTTGGTGCATATGGATCACCGACTGCTGAGTCTTCATCGAATGTTGGTGAGTTAGTACCAATCCATTCTTCTATAGTATCATAGTTTCTGCCAATCTCTTCAATTGTACGTGTAGCATAATCTTCAACTTGACCATTAAGACTTATACGTGTATCACTATCTAAGAACACACCACGTGGTCTCAGACCAGTAATATCTAATTGTGCTTCAAGCCCTGCTGTAGCAACACCTTCGTATATTGGATCAAACTGATCAGCAATTATAACATCTGGCATAACTAAAAGATCATTAACATTCTGACTTACAAGCTGAACTTCTCCACCAATGTACATACCGGCTGGGTGTACAAATAACTTATATGCTTCTTTCCATTGACTAATAGGAATAGGCGCTTTAACTAATAGTGCATACTTCTGATATAGTTTATCATCAACAAGATACTTGAGTGACTCTGGTCCTATAAGTGATGTATTCTCTCCAACATTAAATATGTTTTCTTTTGTATATACAACATCTGGAGAGATACTAAAGAATGATCTAAAGAATTGTTCAATAGAAAAGAGTGTACCCTTTGATCTATATAGTGTGTTAGAATACTTAGCTGCTGATCTTTTATTCTGAAAGCCTTCAAAGTATTGTTGACCTAATAGTAATTCATCTTCAATGAAAGAAAGATTTGAAATGTCTGTTGCTGTAATATCTCTGTTTAGAAATAAGTCATGTATTAATTTTGACGGAGTCTTACCGCTATCTTCCCATTCATAGTAGGCTTCAAGAAAGCTAACAAGTTTAGGATACTCTTCAAGAAAATATGCAGGCAGAACCTCACGAATAGAATGACAATCGTGCAGTAATAGATTACGTCTATTATTATCTTTTAATGTTTTATCTCGTTGTGACATATATTTCTATGTGGTTGTAACCACAACTCCAGTAGCAAAAGATGGACCAGCATCATACTCAAGAATATCATTTCTAAGTGGACTGATGGCTGATTGGTTAGCTGGAACTGCAGTTACTTTAATAAATGCATCTCCACCTATAACAGATTGTATTCTTAATCCAACAATACTTATAACACCTGATTTGTTATTATATGAACCAATGTTATCTGATTCTATTGATTGTTCGCCAAGAGCAACAACTTGAAGTTTATTTGAACCTAGTTTATTTCTAATAATACAAGTTTTACCATTAAACTGAAATGGTGTAGTTGTAATAATATAGTTTACATCATCTGGTTCAGCAATATCAACTGGATACCTTAGAGTATGATCTTGAAGTGTATCTGTTGTAGGAGTAAACCTACGCTGAACTTTAATGTTAGCACGTGAAGATAGAACAGATGTACTAACTTCATCAACGTCAGACAATAAATTTGATCTACGGAATGTCTGGTTAAATTTACCAATGTTACTAGAAAAGTAATTATTAATTTCTGTTTGTACATTATCTTGCACACTGTTTAGAGATAGTGAACCAAGTTTAGGGTTAAACTGGAAGAATATCTCTGTCTCAATGAATGTGGTAACGGGATCTTCAAACTTAATATCAAAGCCCACAACCGATAACTGTTTAGATAGATCAGTAATAGCATCCTTTGTAGTTGTAATAGTATCTGCTGTTACATCTGAATTAAAAACAACGGATAAGAATACTACACCAAACTCTGGTTCTAAGGCGTCTTCTCCACCAAATGCTTGAATGTCTTTGATAAGTGTACCAAAGTTAGATAAAACCAATGTAGAGTAATCAACTGCAGTAACCATACGGTTCTGTGTAGCATATTGAAATGGTGCGTTTTTACGAATGGAAGACATTGTTTCTTCTTCCGCACCACCAATAGAATTAGTAAAGGTAACTGTATTTACATCATAGTCTGAACCTAATACTTGAATCTTTGATTTAGCAATAAATGCACTGGCTCCATTAGCAATAGAACCACTTACTTGTAGATACTCTATAACAATTTTATTACCAGCCTCAGGTGCCGCACCTAGTGTTATACCATCTCCGAATGTTATTTCATAGAATCCATTAGGTGCTTCCTTCATAATGTATAATCGAGTATTGGCATTAATAGTAGATGATTTACCAATATTAATATATGAAGTAAATGCTGTATCAGTTGCTGATTGGTATACTTTAACAATCGCAGTTTCCATATCTATGTTTTTATCAGGGATAATATACACATCGTCTACACTATCTCGTCCTACAAAGAATGTTTTTGTTTTAGCAATACCTTCTTTGATTCCAATGTTAGTTGAACCATCTGGTGTTAAGTATGAATAGTATCCGTAACCATTATCTGTAGCGGTTACTGTCTCTGTAGTCTGAAATGTATACGTTACATCATCTACTGAAGCAGTAAACTTAGTACCACTAGCCAAAGCTAGTGTTGAAGGTCTACCTGATAAATCACCAGTGTTAGTTGATAGTGTAACAGTAGCCATTGAAGCAGTCTTAGATTTTGGAATATAACCAATACCTTCTGCTAATGATACCAATGAACTTCTTAACTGAGCTGTAGAAAGATATGATTCATTCAAAGCAAAGTTAGCAATTAATCCATTATAGTGTGTATTCACAGCAAGAACATCAAGAATATTTGATAAACCAGATGCTTCAAAGTTATAGTCAGCAAACTCGCTCTTAGATGCAAGTTCTGTTTTTAGATTGTTCTTGATTGTATTGAAGTCAAGTTCTGTTGATTTAATTGTTGTAGCCATATTATCTTAACCTCGAAACGATGGTATTGAGTGTAACAGTTTCTTCCGAACTGACTACCTTAAAGGTAATAGTTACAGAAAGTGAATTATTATCTGGTTGTAAATTTACATCTATGTTTAATACTTCGGCACGTGGCTCATAAACATAGATAGCATTTCTAATATTTTGTTTTACGGCACGTGATGCTCTATTATCCGCTAGTTCAAAGAATAAAGATGTTACGTCTGCACCAAATTCGGATTCAAATGGTTTCTCTAGTCTACCAGTTGCAACGATGTTCTTTACTGCTTGTTTCACAGCTGCAGCATCTTTTTTCTTATACACATCACCACTCGGACGATTTGCAAATGATAAGTCTATATCTAAATAGTTGAGCTTACGAGATGTAACCACACTAGACGTATTTAGATCCTTATCCTCTATTGAAAGTATGCGAGCCATTAATTATCCTTAAACCTATTGCTTTTATTTATAAGAGTTTTATCGAGGATTAAAGCTAGTATTAGAAGGATTTGGTTCTAATTCTACTAAACTATCCGCTGATTGTAAGCCATTATTAAATGTAGTCTGTACTAATCTTTTAAATGTAACTGATTCTGGCTTAGTCACTATTGGTGTCTCAATAATGATTTGAACATTCATAGAACCATCTGGATTAAATATATCATAGTCTAGTGTAAGTTTATCAAATAAACCAATCTCTGCTATATTACAAGCTAAATCAAATGTTACTTCTGGATCCATCTTACCATCTGGACCATATAGTTCATATACTACAGCTTGACCTTTATTTCTTAGATCAAGTAAACCACCAGCTGTAAGTGTTTCTGTTAAAAGCCCACCGGCACCACCTTTACCATATAGTTCCTTGGCATAGAAACCTTCTACTGCCTTGAGTTTATATGCTGAAAACTTACCAGATGTACCCATAGCATATTTAGTGATATGAGTCTGAATAAGATAGTTCTTGGCAATCTGTTTCTTATCAGCTAACGATAATGATTTAAATGAACCAGCATCATTAGCACCAATGAATCTTGCCATACTAACTGGTTTGTTTAATATAGTAGTAGAAGTAACGTCTGTAAGTAAATCTATTTCACCAAACTTCTGATCAGTAAGCGAGAATATTTTCTTTTTATTATCTACAATAAATGTCTTAGTTGCTCTCTCAATACCCACATTACCTAATTTAGATGATCCTCTTTGTGCAGTACCGCCAGCTTTTCTTACTCTACCATAACCACCTGGAGGTGTTGTAGAAGTGTATTGTTCATTAAGTCTACCTGCTCCTAATTGAATAGCAGCAAAGTCTACATCATTAAGATATGAAGGATCCCTTAACTTTGATCTCACATCAACAGTATCTAATTTTCTAATTCTTAATGAGTTATATAAGAAGTTATCTACATCAACTTTAACAGTCTTTACACCTATTTCTGATTTAGTAAGGACATCTGATAGAACACCAGATGCAGCAGTGTATACATCAGGCTGTGCTACATTAGATACAGTAAAACCAGATGGAGAACCAACTCCACCACCTGTTGATGGATCTGCATAGCTTTGTGAATTAGATATATCAGCAACAAGAGATGTTAATGATGTACCTCTGAGATCACCATGAAATGTCGGTGCTGTTACACCTTCACTAAAGTGTGCTCCTTGACCATGATGTCTTACTTCTACACCACCGAATGTACCAGTATCAGCCCATATATATGCTTCAAGTGCTTGTATGTTCATCTTAGGTGATGATTGTATTATTCTAGTCTCTGCAGTAAGTT